CTATGATCGTAGTAGACGAGACTCAGAACATGACCTATCATGAACTGGACTCAATTATTACGAGACTTAATGATAACTGCAGAATTATGTTCTGTGGTGATATTAGACAGGCCGATCTTTATAAGAACGGACTCGAAGACTTCTATAGTGTTTTGAAGAAGATGGACGAATTTGATTTCGTTGATTTCAAGAAAGAAGATATTGTACGTAGTGATCTAGTTAGAAACTATATCATTAAGAAAGAGCAAATTCTAAATAAAATGTAAGGCTAGTAAATAGCTAAGGGGATATATCCCGGGGATTGAATTAATGAAGGCTATCATTAGCAACAAGATTTACATGACGGTAGAGCCTTCGATGTATAAGTACCTTGATAAGGAGCTTACGTATCATATTCCGTCATATAATGAGCCAGAGAAATTTGTAAGTATTAAGAACTTAAAAGTCATAAACTACAATATAGCTGGCGGAAAAATGCTGGTAGCGTTTCCAGTTGGTCGTATAGATCTTATACCAAAAACTTTTGAAATAGTTGATAAACGAGCTTATAACTACTTGGAAGACTTTCCTAAGTTTAAGTTCGAACTAAGACCAAGCCAGCAAGAAATTCATGATGAAGTAGAAGATAACTGCATCATCAATGCAAAAGTTGGTTACGGTAAAACATTTACGGCTTTAGCTATCGCTGCTAAATTACAGCAGAAGACTCTTGTGGTAACTCACACAGTGGCTCTTCGTAATCAGTGGGAAAAAGAAGTAGTAAATACTCTAGGAATAAAACCTGGAGTAATTGGTAGTGGTAAATTTAATATGGATAGCCATGTAGTAGTGGCTAATATACAAAGTCTTATTAAACACGTCGGAAGAATAAGCAGGGAATTTGGAACTGTTATTTTGGACGAAATGCACCACGTATCCAGTCCTACTTTTTCTAAAGTTATAGATGCTATGTTCTGTCGGTATAAGATTGGATTATCTGGTACTATTGAACGCAAAGATCAGAAGCACGTAGTATTTAAAGATTATTTTGGTTCTAAGTTATTCAAGCCAGATAAAGAAAATACTATGGTTCCTGAGGTTCATGTTATTAACTCTGGGATATATTTCTCTGACAGCTCTGGAGCATCTTGGGCAGAGAAAATTAACGTGTTAAAAGAGTCTTATCTATACAAAGATTTAGTGGTGGCATTAGCAGACAAATACGCTAGTGAAGGTCACAAGGTTATTGTAGTATCTGATAGAGTTGACTTCTTAAGGGCATGTAATCACAACTCTACTTATCCCTCTGATTTAATTATTGGAGAAGTGAAAGATAGAGACGAGATAATTAGAAAGATATTTGAGGATGAGATTGACCAAGTATGGGGGACTCAAAGTCTAGTATCTGAGGGTTTATCAATTAATCCTTTAAGCTGTCTAATACTTGCTACTCCGCTTAATAATATGCCTCTACTAGAACAGTTGATAGGTCGTATTATTCGTGAGTATCCAGATAAATTGAAACCAGTCGTAGTGGACATTAGGCTAGAGGGTAATACTGTCAGTAGGCAATATAACAATCGTCTAGGTCACTACATGAAAGAAGGCTATGAGATAAAATTCATAAAATAGTTCTTGACTTTTATCCTTATTTTTGGTAATATGCTATTATACAGTTGGAAGAAAATACTAAGAAAGTCGGGTGGCAGCTCTAAAAGGATATTAACTATTATGAAGGCTATGATTCAACGGGATCTACCTAGACACGTATATGATCCGGTGTATAAGTATTATTATACTGATTTTTCGGGGAACAGTTTCCTAGCAAATCCGTACGCTCTACTTGAGAATAGATACAAGTGGAAAGATAAAGAGATAGCGGACTACATTGGTCTGGCTAGCTTTAGAAGTACTGGAGATTACATGGCATCTGGAAAAATTACATTAGACTTAGCCCATAGCCCCTTGGGACAAGACGCAATCAACAACAACAGACTACTTTGCATTGACAGAGGTGAAATCCACTTCCTTTACGAAGATTACACAGGAGAAAAATAATGGCAGGTTTAGGCTTTGGTTCAGTTAAGGGTTCAGCTAAGAAAGAAAAAGCTGAATCATACAAAATGATTGATGGAGACAATTCAGTTCGTCTCTTCGGAAATATCCTAGCACGTTACGTGTACTGGATTAAGGGTACGAATGGTAAGAATCTTCCGTTCGAGTGCCTTGAGTTCAATCGTGAAACTGAAACTTTCGATAAGGCTGAAAAAGATTGGGTTAAAGAATTTTATCCCGATATTAAGTGCGGCTGGTCATACTCAATGATGTGCCTTGATAATGGTGTTCCAAAGATCTTCAACTTCAAGAAGAAGCTCTTCGATCAGATTATGGCTAACATTGAAGACCTTGGTGATCCTACAGACCTCGACAATGGTTGGGTTCTAAAGTTCAGCAAGAAGAAGACTGGTCCTCTACCAATCAACGTGGAGTACACTCTACAGACCATTAAGTGTCAGAAGTCGAAGGGTCCAGCTACTCAGGAAGAGCGTGATGCTATTGAAGCATCAAAGACCATTGAAGAACTTCTACCTCGCGCAACCCCAGCAGCTCAGAAGGAACTTCTAGAGAAGCTACTAAGCGGCGACGCGGACACTATTGATGAGTCAGTAGAAGAAGAGCTCAACGTTCAGTAATCAAGTAAGCCCAGCTAATCTCGGTTAGCTGGGCTTCTTATTCGGAGAATTATGAGTAAATTACTAATAGCCGATATACACATTAAGCTAGGGCAGAAGAATGTACCGCGTGAGTGGGCATTGAAACGCTACGATATGTTCTTTGACCAAGTAGCTGAAGTGGAAAATGATGTGGATGAGATTATCATCCCAGGAGACTTGTTCGATAGGATGCCCACTCTAGATGAGTTATCCCTATACTTCAAGTTTATTTCGCAACGTACTAAGCGAACAATCATTAGTACAGGCAATCATGAAGCCACAAAGAAAGGTAGAAGCTTCTTCACGGAACTCAAAGGAGTTACAGAAAGACTTAATCCTAATGTGGAAATCGTGGTTGATTATATTCACGAATCAGAAGAGTACTATGTAGTTCCTTATGAGTTCGTGAAGAATAAAAGCACGTGGGACGACCTAGGCCCTAGGTATGTGTTTACCCATGTTCGTGGAGAGATTCCACCACACGTTAAGCCAGAGATTAATTTGGACTGGCTTGATAAGTTTCCTATAGTATTTGCCGGTGACTTACACTCACACTCTAACACTCAGAGAAACATAGTATATCCTGGTAGTCCTATGACTACTTCTTTTCATAGAAATGAAGTACAGGCTGGATATATTATTATTAATGACGACTGGACTTGGACATGGAAGGCTTTTGATCTTCCACAGCTTATTCGTAAGACAGTCTCAGATCCGTCTGAAATGCTGCCTACAGATTTCCACCATACAATATATGAGTTGGAAGGCAATATTAAGGACCTAAGTAAAATCGAACATAGTGATCTACTAGATAAAAAGCTAGTAAAACGTAGTAGTGATACTGCTCTTGTCTTAGATAAGAAGATGACTATTTCCGAGGAACTAACAGAGTATCTACGATATATTCAGGAACTGCCTGATCTTGAAATAGATAACATTATGGAGGTGTTTAATGAGTACGGTGGTACTTCAATCAATCAAATGGGATAAGTGCTTTAGCTTTGGTGAAGATAACTTCATCGACCTTAGCACTGAGCCACTAACACAAATTATCGCCCCTAATGGTTATGGTAAGTCCTCTATCCCACTTATTATGGAGGAAGCCCTCTACAATAAGAACTCTAAAGGAGTAAAGAAAAGTGATATCCCTAATCGTTTACTTGATGGTAGTTATTCTGTTAAGCTTCAATTCTCCGTCGATAATGATATATACTTGGTATCTACTGAACGTAGCTCCGGTATTAAAATCCGTCTCTTCAAAAATGATGAAGATATTAGTAGCCACACTGCCACCAATACCTTCAAACAAATCGAAGAACTAATTGGAATAGACTTTAAGACATTTCAACAATTGGTATATCAATCGACAAATAGTAGTTTGCAATTTTTGACAGCTACTGACACTAACCGGAAAAAATTTCTAATAGATCTATTTGACCTAAGCGAGTATACGAAGTTGTTTGAGGTTTTTAAAGAAGCCGCTAAACACTTAGGACTGGAAGTCAATACGTTAGAGAGTCGAATTGAAACTATTAACAAGTGGGTTAGCAATAACTCTACGTTAGATTTGGTAAAATACGATTTGGAAGAAATTCCAGAACGGCCTGATTTCGGCACAGAAGTCGGGGATTTGAACTCCAAACTCTCAAATATAAAATCTCACAATACAGCAATTCAAAAGAATAATCTACTGAAGAAGCAGTTGAGTGAAATTGATATTGAGGAGCTACGTAGTGTTGATATTGTAAAAGAATCTTACGACGAATATCAAGGCGAGATTGGTGAATTAAAATCTGCCAAGACCGCTGCGGATGCAGTCATTAAGAAGCTAAAAGGTCTAGAAGATAAGTGTCCTACTTGTCTACAGGACATTGATAGAAATTTTTATGATGATCTGCTAACAACTAATACTGCTGATTCTGCTACATACGCTGGTCGTATATCAATGCTAGAAACTGCGGTTGAGCAAATTAAAAAGAATAACCGTCTTTTTGATATGACTCAAGCAGAGATCAAAGAATGGGAACAGCTTAATAAAATGGTAGATCACACTATGGGTGATGATCTGCTTAGTGCTTCTGATATTGAAGAAGAATTGAAGATAATTAAGAATACCCTATCTAAAGTTGATGCTGAAATTACTAAGCTGACAGCCGCTAATAATGAGGCTATCAAGCACAACAGTAAAATTGATATTTATCTGGAACAGAACGAGGCGTTTGCGGAACAGCTTAAAGAAGCTAAAGAGCAAGTCTGGGTTCTAAATGATAAGTATAAAAATCTTGAAGTATTAAAGAAAGCCTTCAGCACTAATGGTCTGATTGCCTACAAACTAGAAAACCTCGTTAAGGACTTGGAAGTATTTACAAATGAATACCTATCAGAATTGTCAGACGGACGCTTTACAATTGAGTTCAGCATATCCAGTGATAAGCTTAATGTTGTTGTCACAGATGAAGGCAAAGAGATCAGTATCAGTGCGCCTTCAAGCGGAGAAATGGCTAGGATCAACATTAGTACACTATTGGCCATCCGAAAGCTCATGGCAGGAATCTCAAGGAACACCATTAACGTCCTATTTCTCGACGAGGTCATTAGCGTCCTCGACGATTACGGACGGGAACGTCTCGTTGAGGTATTGCTCCAAGAAGAAGGCCTTAATACTTTCCTCGTTAGTCACTCCTGGACACATCCCTTGGTGGATAAATTAACCATTAAGAAGAAAGATAGCATTAGCTGGATTGATCGTGGTTAATCCTCGACAAAAAGGCGCTATAGGAGAAAACAAAGTTAAGGAGTTCCTAGATTCTAGGACTCCTTATACTTTCGAACGCACTCCTGGGTCAGGAAGCGGAAGCATAAAGGGAGACTTATACATTCCAAAATACAGGAATGTATTCTGCATAGAGGTTAAGAACTATGCAGAGTCTCCATTTAATGATAAAATTTTAACAAACAAAACGAACGACTTTGTACTATGGTGGACTAAGCTACAGAAACAATCTGGAGTAATGAGACCACTTCTTTTCTTTAGATACAATCGTTCAAAGATATTCGTCGCTACAGATATAAAGCCAGCTAATGTTGAAAAATATATTGACATTCCGTGGTTAAATTGCTATGTTATGTTATCAGACGAATGGATAGAAAGGGAAACAATTCAATGGCTAATTTTGCCAACAACAGGCGGTCAGAAAATCTGATGATCGTCGATACGATGAACCTCGCTTTCCGATGGAAACATGCGGGACAGAGTCGTTTCTCACATGACTATCTTAGTACAGTATTATCACTTGCCACGTCCTATGACGCTGGTA